GCTCGTTTGGCTACGCCTATTTATCCAGTAATGGATAACTTGCATTTGGATACCTTTTTCTTTTTTGTTCCTAATCGTCTAATTTGGAACAATTGGGAGAAGTTTATGGGACAGCAGACGAATCCAGGTGATTCGATTAGCTATCTTGTCCCTCAGCAGGTTTCACCTGCTGGTGGTTATGCTATTGGTTCTCTGCAGGACTATATGGGTTTGCCTACTGTTGGTCAGGTGACTGCCGGTCAGACTGTCTCACATTCTGCATTGTTTACTCGTGCTTATAATTTGATTTGGGATGAATGGTTTAGGGATGAAAACCTTCAGCTTTCTGCTGTTGTCGATAAGGGCGATGGCCCTGACGCCACGCCTTCTACTAATTACATTTTGCGCCGCCGTGGTAAGCGCCATGATTATTTTACTTCTGCTTTGCCTTGGCCTCAGAAGGGCGGTACTGCTATTACGTTGCCTTTGGGTACCTCTGCACCCATTAAGATGAATGCAACATCTGCCTCTAATAATGTAGTTACTTTGCGTGACGGTAATAACGCTTTGCGTGATGTTTTTTCTGGTACCACTGGTACTGGTTCATATGTTAATTTTGGTGCTGAATCTACCAATCCTAACTCTATGTATGCTGATTTGACGCAAGCAACGGCTGCTACTATTAATCAGCTTCGTCAGTCTTTTCAGATTCAGAAATTACTTGAACGTGATGCTCGTGGTGGTACTCGATATACTGAGATCGTCCGCTCTCATTTTGGTGTTATTTCTCCTGATGCTCGCCTCCAGCGTCCTGAGTATTTGGGTGGCGGCTCTAGTCCTATTATCATTAATCCGGTAGCTCAGACTTCTGGCACTGGTGTTACTGGTGGTTCTACCCCTCTTGCTAATTTGGCTGCTATTGGTACTGGTCTTGCTAATCGCCATGGTTTTACTCAGTCTTTTACTGAGCATGGCATTGTAATCGGTTTGGCTTCTATTCGTGCTGATTTGACCTATCAACAAGGCCTTGATCGTATGTGGTCTCGGTCTACTCGTTATGATTTTTACTTTCCTGCTTTTGCTATGCTTGGTGAACAAGCTGTCCTTAATAAGGAAATTTATGTAACTGGTACTGCTAGCGATAACAACGTGTTTGGTTATCAGGAACGATGGGCTGAATATCGTTATAAGCCCTCTATGATTACTTCCAAGTTCCGGTCTACTGCTGCTGGCACTTTGGATGCTTGGCATTTGGCTCAGCGTTTTACTGCCCTTCCTACTCTTAATTCGACTTTTATTGAAGATACTCCTCCCGTGTCTCGTGTCGTCGCTGCTGGGGCTTCTGCTAATGGACAGCAATTTTTGTTTGATTCCTTCTTTGATTGCGTTACTGCTCGTCCTATGCCCCTCTACTCTGTGCCTGGTCTGATTGACCATTTCTGATATGTTGGGCGAGCTTCTTTCTCTTGGATCAACGCTCTTGAATCATCATCTTGCCTCTGATCGGCAAGATGATGCTCAATCGTTTTCTGCTCAGCAGTTTGCTACTCGTTATCAAACTACTGTAAAGGATATGGAGGCGGCGGGTTTGAATCCTGCCCTTGCTTATCAACAAGGGGGTGGTTCGCCTCCTTCTTCTACTGCTGCTTCTGCTTCTGGTGGTGATGTTGGTGCTATTCATTTGCAATCTAAAATGAATACAGCTCAAGTTGCTAACATTAATGCCGATACTGAAAATAAGGCTGCCCAGGCTAAGTTAATTGAAGCTCAAGCTGCTCAAGCTTGGGCCTCTGCCGGTCAATCATCAGCCACTGTGCAGAAGATGGATTTTGAGATTAAGAAGATTATTGAGGAAACTAAGAATATTCCTGATGAAGGTCGGCGTATTCGTGCTACTGTCAATATGCTTGCTGAGCAGGGTGCTTTAATGGCTCAGCAAGGCGAATCTCAAGTTTCAATTCGTAAGCAGCTCGAAGCTGTAATTTCGAAATTGAAATCTGAGACTAAGCTTCTTAATTTTGATATTGATGCTGCCCAGTCTTTGGGTAATGTGGGTCGTGAAACGGGTCAATTGAAGCCGTTTTTCGATATTGTTCGTGGTTTAATTCGAAAGTGAGTTCTATTATGTTTTTCCGTTCTGGTTTTAATAGCGACAATGACGTCGCTTCTGTTGAGTCTTCT